AACTTATTTATTGTTAGTCCACCTGCTGAAGTTCAACAAGTGGTAGAAGAAATAAAAAGTGAGAATAGTAAAGATAATATACTCAGTATAGATTTTCTTGAGTTTAATGATTTAGAGAAAGATTATTTAAAAGACGAAAGAGAACTAGAATACAGAGAATTAGATATGGATCTACTAGATGTAGATTTTTTGCAAGATTTACTAGTAACTATCGAAAGAGCTGATATGCTTGATAGAAAGAAAGGAGCTGTGTTTCCTGGAGGATTGAATATAACTGGCACATCTCCGGGATTTGATAAAGATAGTCAGTTTAATACTATAATAGAAGATTCTGGACAAATTTGGTTTTATAGAGAAGTAACGGGAATTATCAGTATTCGTTTGCCTATTTCAGCAAATGCAACAATAAGCACGATAACTGACGAAAAGGAAAGTTTAATAATCGTAGGAGATGGACAATCTATAAATATAACAATAACACAAGTAAATTGAAATATATCATCACATTACTACTATGTATGTCGATTCAGGCATTTGCAGATAATGAGATAAATATTAGACAAGTTACTGGAGGTGACAACCTAGTTCTTATTATTGATCAGATAGGTTATGACAACGATGTAGTTTTTTCTTTAAACCACAATAGAAATAATATAGAAATTAAACAAGTTGGACACAATCAAGAAATTTCATGGGTTTCTTGGTGGGGTTCTGGTTATAATTGGGGTGGAGATTTAGACGGAGAAGATAATACTCTAAAATTATATCAAAATTGTACTAAGAGCGCAGGTAACTGCAATAAGAACGATATAGGTTTTCATATTTCGGGCGACGATAATAAACTTTGGTGGGCAGAGGGTTACATTATAGATAATAGAAATGATACTACGTGGACATACGATGGTAATGAAGGTGGTGGACACACAGTTAATGTAGATATTCATGGCAATAATAATTCTATTGTAGGATTTCAAAGAAACTGTTCAGCTGGAGCATGTAGTGGACATATTGCAAGAATATATTTATACGGTGATGACAATGATGTATTTGCAGAACAAGTAAATGACGGAGTCAAGTCCTTATATTTAACCATATTAAATGATGATAACGTAGTGGACATAGGACAATGGGGAGATGCCGCTCATACTGCAACTATCACTATAGATGGAACATACGGAACAAATTTGGATCTAATTCAAAAAGGAAACGGCGCCAACACTTATTCATTAACTCAATACTGCGTAACTTCAGCTGGATGTACAATTAGCATAACGCAAGACTAATGAAAGTCAATTTACTACTAGCTGTGGCTATGACGGCTCTTTTTATTTGGAATCCTTACCCTTTTCAAATACTAGAACTAAAAACTTTTGATGGATTAATAATGTCAAGAGATACAGTTCAAGACGAGGCGGTACTATTAGTAGATATCGACGAAGAAGCTGTAGAATATTGGGGTGGCTACCCATTAGCAAGAAATATATACGCTGAGTTAATAACACGAACACAAGGCGTACCTGGAATCACTGTAGCTTTTCCAGATAAAGATATACATGGAAAAGATGAAGAATTTCAGAGTGCATTAAATCAACTTCCTACTGTGCTTTCTTTTATAGCTAGCACACAAGCGTCCAAAGGTGGACCCCATGTAGGAACAGCACAATTAGGTGGAGGTAATCCAACAGAATGGCTATATCAATACCCCGGAATTATAAGAAGCGCATTAAAGAGCGAAGGAATAGGTTTAATTTCAACACACCCAGAACTAGATGGAGTGGTAAGAAGAATTCCTCTCGTCATAAGCGTAGAAGATAGAATTTATCCCAGTTTTGCACTGGAGATGTTACGGTTAGGCACAGGCGACCCTAGTTATCAGATAAAAACTGAAGAAACGGGAGTCGAGTGGCTACGCTTACCACAGTACAATATTATAAAAACTAGTCAAAATGGTACTATATGGGTAAATTGGAATACTAAGTTCTATAGACAAACAGCTTTAGAGTATATGGAGAATCCAATTCCCGCTCCATTTGTTATTTTTGGAGTTACAGCGGAAGGTGTGGTACCTCTTGTAGCAACCCCGGCGGGGTTAAAGTATCCCCATGATATACAAGGGGCAGTATTAAATACAATAGTCAATGGGAACGCACTTTCTCAACCCTCTTGGAGTTTTGCAGCTGAGTTAGGAATTCTCTTATTAGGCATCACTTTCATACTATTAACTTCTCGCAGTATATATTTCAGCCTTACCATTTTCATACTATTAGGGGGACTTGGTTTCACTTCATGGAAACTTGTAGAGTCTTCTTACTTACTTGACGTTTCGGGCACGATTGTTATCCTGTTTTTATTCTGGGCGATTGTATCATTTCATAGTTTTATCACTCAATACTTGTTGAGATTACAGATTAAACAACAATTTGGAACGTATGTCAGTCCCGCTCAAGTTGAAATACTCCAAAAAGACCCATCACAACTGAGATTGGGTGGGGTTACGAAACGTATGACTTTTCTATTTTCTGATATTCGAGGATTTACCCCGATTTCTGAAAAATACCAGAAAGATCCACAAAAATTAGTGGAGATAGTTAATCGGTTTTTAACTAATCAGACTGAGATAATACAAAAGCATGAGGGTTGTATAGATAAATACATGGGAGACTGCATTATGGCTTTTTGGAACGCTCCCTTAGATATAGAAGATCAAGAAAGAAAAGCTACAGAAGCGGCATTGGAAATGAGGGTGGCGTTAGGAGAATTAAATGAGATTTTTAAGGCTGAAGGGCTACCGGAAATACGTACAGGATGCGGGATTAACACTGGGCTCTGTGTTGTTGGAAACATGGGATCTAATAGCCGTTTCGATTATAGCGTGCTTGGTGATTCAGTTAATCTTGCTGCTCGCTTAGAGAGTAGTTGCAAGACTTATGAGACCGATTTGATAATTTCAGAATTTAGTCTGGTAGATGGATACGATTATGAATTCTTAGACGAAGTTATTGTAAAAGGCAAGTCGGAACCGGTTAAAATATACACCATACAAAAATAGTTCTTGACAAGAACCACAAAATTTAGTATAATATAGGAAATATGTGTATTTATGCACAGGGATTTTAATGGGGGAGTAAGGTGGATGCTGATGACGTAGCCGCTAATTTAGCGAAACATATAGCTGTCGATGCCGAACGATGGAAAACTGCATTTAGACGGTTTGACACTATAGATAGACAAATCGCAAGAATAGAAACAATATTAATTGGCGTAGCTGGCACTATAATTGTCGGAGGCGCCGGAGTAGTATGGGCAATTTTAATGGTTGGCAAATTATAGAACTCATACATAGGAGAAAAAAGTGGAAAAAGATTACGATACAAAAGACATTAAGGCGTCGCCTCAAACTAAAGCGGTTCCTAAATCTGATTTTCCAGAAGGGTGGGATTACTACTTAAAACGTGGTAGACATTGCTTACGCGGACCCGATGGAATATTAAGGAAATTTAGTAATAAAGCAGAAGCTGTGGAGTTTGCAAATGGCTAATATAACAAAAGCAACAACTCTTGAAGAAATCGTTGAAGAAGAAGAACTTACTAAACGTCAAAGAATCATAGCAGCTAGAAAGCTTCAATTACAACGTCAAAAAAGAGCATACGGTAAACAACCTCGCTCTTTGAGATGAAACCAGAGTATAGGCTAGCAATATGCAATACCTGTCCTTTTTACACCCTATACATATGCAAAAAATGCAAATGTTTTATGCCTTTAAAGGTAAGAATACGGACTGCTAAATGCCCTGTGGGCAGATGGACATAGTCCAGGAAATACGGAGTTAGATAATGTACGGATCATTACAATTATACGGAGATGAAGTAGCTTGCCCTACTACAGCAGAAACTGCATCACCATTCACAGACAATACTCCTGATGAAGCGCCCTCCGTCAGATTTAGTAATTATGGAACAACAGACGAAACTATATACTACATGAATTCAGGTGGAGTACAAATTGGGTGTATTAAATTGAGAGCAGGAGAGTCCCTTTTGCTACACAAACGTAGAACATATCATAAATTTTATGCAAGCAGTGCCGAAGTCTTCGGCGTAGCTGTATTTGTTATGAGATGATGTCCTTTTTTAAGAAACTTAAAAATATCATAATGGGTAAAGACCTAAACTTTGATGGTAAAGTTGATATTAAGGATAAATTTATTGAAGCTGAGAGAAAGGTACAAGGGGAGCCTCACGAAATTGACCTGTTTAAACCAGGTAAAGAAAAGAAGTAGTATTCTTTTGGGAGAAAAAGCATGGATAAGGTAAGAAGTATGATGGCATGGGTAAAGGCTAGAGTTAGTGAACGAACATCTTGGGATGGAGTAGTAATTATAGCAGGTTGTCTAATGGTAATCTGTTTCGGAGGACTAGCAAAAGTTGCAGCTATTTTCGGTCTAGCGTATGGCGCTTGGGCTGTTTACGCAGCAGAAAAATCCTAACGGATTATAGGAGGTAGTCATGACACTACCACAAAAGAAAGAGTTAGCAGAAAGACTTAACTTACCGCCAATGATACTTGCGATAGAAAAAGCAACGGCAGTGCTTATATTAAAGCAGCGGCAAAAACTAGCGCGTCTTATTAAAGTAAAAGATTTTACAGCTATTCCTCATTATTTAAGAGAAGGAGAGTTAGAAAAGATTTTAAATTCAAAAGAGGACTAAGGTGCCAATCACAAAAACACGAAGGGGTTGGAAAATAAATAATACTCCCGGTACTTCTAGAAGCAAAAAAGCTGCGAAGAAACGACTTCGCGCTATTAAATGGCAACAGAAGAAGGGGAAAGGACGCGAAAAGCGTTAGGAGAAATCAATGAGATTTAAAGTAGAAGGCGAAAATAGAGCAGCAACTGGATCTGGATCACCCTCATCAATCGAGGGGGCTACAGAAGTTCGCTGGTATAGTGATAGAGCATCTGGAGAAAATAGCACTATAAGTGTTACTAATGCGGCCGGCACTGTTATAGGCTCAATTAGAGTCAATGGTACCGAGACAGGTATCATAGTAAAAGCTGCAACCGATTTAATGTATTGTAGTAGCACTGCAATATTATTCTCACCAGTTAATACAAGAGTTAAGTAATTATGGAGGCAGCTATGCAGAGAGATGGCAGGCAATTATGGCTGGATGAAAGTATTGTCAATGCTTCAGCTTTTTTAGCTGCAATGGCATACGAAGAAAAGAAAAGAAATCTATCTGATAGAGAATCAGATATGAAACAGCTAGCTCTTGCTTTTATGTATCTATACAATGTAGTTCAAGAACAAGATCTACTCGGTAATGTAGATAGCTTTTTTCCCACCGAAACGATACATTAAATGATTGAAATTAGTAGGAAGGACATAGTAGATGACTACTTAATGGACTTTAATGAAGAACGTTTTATTAAACTCCCTATTGAGGGTTACATGGACTTATTAGGTATTAAGCCCAATACTACACAAACAGCAATTATCAATGCTATAAATAATCCTAAGTATAGGTTTATTTCAGCGGCAGTTGCTCGTAGACAGGGAAAAACTTATATAGCAAATATAATTGGTCAATTAGTATGCTTAGTTCCGGGATGTAATGTTTTACTTATGTCTCCTAATTATGCTCTCTCACAAATTTCCTTTGATTTACAAAGGAATCTTATCAAACACTTTGATTTAGAAGTTGTTAAAGACAATGCTAAAGACAAAGTAATTGAACTCTCAAATGGCTCAACCATACGAATGGGATCAATAAACCAAGTTGATTCTACGGTAGGTCGATCATATGATTTAATTATTTTTGACGAGGCTGCATTAGTAGACGGCAGAGATGCTTTCAATATAGCACTTCGTCCCACGTTAGATAAAGAAAATTCAAAAGCACTGTTTATTTCAACTCCTAGGGGAAGAAATAATTGGTTTTCTGAATTTTGGAGTAGAGGGTTTAGTGATGATTATTCCGAGTGGGCTTCCATTAGAGCGACTTATCATGAGAATCCTAGAATTTCTGAAGAAGATATTGCCGAAGCCAAAAAAACAATGTCAGAAGCTGAATTTAATCAGGAATATTTAGCCGATTTTAATACTTATGAAGGACAGGTTTGGGGCTTTGATTTAGCAAAGTGTCAACAAGATCTTTCAGAGATAGAAACAGCGGGAATGGATATATTCGCAGGAATGGATGTTGGTTTTAAAGATCCAACAGCTTTTTGTGTAATAGGATATGATTGGGACAAGGAAGCTTTTTATCTATTGGATGAATACTTTGATTCTGAAAAGACTACAGAAGAACATGCTGCAAAAATTAGAGATAAAATACATAAATGGAATATTGATTATATTTTCATTGATTCAGCAGCACAGCAGACAAGATTTGATCTCGCACAAAATTACGATATTAGTACTATAAATGCAAAGAAATCCGTCCTTGATGGAATAGGTTACGTTGCAGGAATTGTAGAAAATGATAAATTAATAGTTGATCAAAAATGTAAAGAAACTCTGATCTGTTTAGATCAATACCAGTGGGATCCAAATCCTAACTTATTAAGAGAGAAACCGAAACATAACCATGCGTCGCATATGGCTGATGCATTAAGATACGCGTTGTACTCGTTCGAAACAAGTGCTACTACCTTTTAGTAACCCACTACCCGAAAATAGTTCTTGACATTGTTCCCAAAATTTAGTATAATTTAAAGAGTAGTAAAAGTTATGACATTAAAAAGAGATCTCGTAAAGTACGTTAGGGATAAGGCTAAGTCGAAATATAAGAAAGAAACGAATTGTTATATCTGTGGCTCCATAGAGAATTTAGATTTTCATCACTTCAACGGATTAACAGAGTTGTTAGAATCGTGGCTGAGAAAAAAGAAAATTCAAATTACAGAGGAGAAGGATATATTAATCCTTCGAGAGCAATTTATTGCTGAACACATAGTAGAACTTTATGATGAAGCTGTTACTCTATGTCATGAGCATCATTTAAAATTACACTCCATCTATGGTAAAAGACCAAGATTAATAACAGCAAAGAAACAAGTAAGATGGGTTGGAATACAGAGAAATAAACATGGCATGGTATGATAGACTTATTGGTAGAACAGCTACCGTAACACAACTAGAGGATGAGGAGAAAAACAATCCTTCTCAGTATCTTATTGCTCGTGATGAGGGCTTTGATATTGGATCTCGTGAAGTTGTAACTAATTATAGAGATGCTTATGAACAATTAGAGGTTGTAAACCGCGCGGTTAACATGATAGTGGACGACGTTGCGGACATACCTTTTGATGTAGGTGAGCCGATAAAGGGAATGGAAAGTGTTATTAAGAATATTCGAAAAACAAGAGTCGAATTACTACTTAATAGACAACCCAACCCTTTTCAAGATGTAAATTCTTTTTGGCGAAATTTAATCATTGATTTACTAATAGATGGTAATATTTTTGTTTATTTTGACGGAGCACATTTATATCATTTACCCGCAGAGCATGTTACGATAGAAACTGATGAAAAACAGTATATTGCTAAATTTACTTATGATCATAGTATCGACTATTCTCCAAAAGAAATTATTCATGTAAAAGAAAATAGTTTCAACTCTATTTATAGAGGAGTTCCTAGATTAAAACCAGCATGGAGAACCATGCAGTTACTAGGTTCAATGAGACGATTTCAAGATAACTTTTTTAAGAATGGGGCAGTGCCCGGATTAGTACTTAAGTCACCTAATACTCTTTCAGAAAAAATTAAAGAAAGAATGTTACAGGCTTGGGTTGCTAGATATAATCCACAATCTGGGGGTCGCAGACCTCTATTTTTAGATGGTGGATTAGAAGTTGAAAATTTGACGGAAATTAATTTTAAGGATTTAGACTTTCAAGAGGGCATTAAGTCCAATGAAAAGATAATCCTAGAAGCGATGGGTATACCACCCATCCTATTGGACGGTGGTAATAATGCGAATATTCGACCTAATCACCGATTATATTACTTAGAAACCATACTTCCTATTGTAAGAAAAATAGGATATGCTTTCGAGAGGTTCTTCGGTTTTAAACTAGATGAAGATGTTTCAGGAGTTCCTGCTCTTCAACCAGAACTACGCGATCAGGCCGCTTATTATGCCTCACTTGTGAATACGGGAATATTAACACCGAACGAAGCAAGGGAAGCACTTAGGTTTGAAAAGATTGACGGATTCGATACACCGCGAGTTCCTGCGAATATTGCAGGTTCAGCCGCGAATCCAGAGGAAGGTGGGAGACCAGAGGAAAACTCACCCATTGAGGAATAATTATGACAAAAAATATGATGCTAAAGGCTTTATCAGAATTTGTCGCCAGCAAAGGTGTTGAACATATGACACTAGCGGAATATAAAGCAGGTGGAACTGAGGTTCCTGTGAGAGATTATCTACTTCGTAGAAAATTTGGATCTTGGAACAGAGTTATGGCTGCTGCAAAATTTCGCTTCCCTATTGTTCTTCCAGAGCCGGCGCCAGTACCAAAAGCAGCGCCTAAGGCAGTAAAAAAGGAGGCTTAGGTTATGTCTGAAAAGATTTTTCATTGGACTAATACGTTCAAAACACTAGGCGAAGCTGATGATGGTGGACTTGATATCAAAGGATCAGCAAGTACCAACTCATTAGATAGAGCTGGAGACATAATTGAATCAAGTGCTTGGACAAAAGGTGGATTAGAGAATTATAAGAATAATCCAATCCTTTTATTCAATCACAATTATGATCGACCTATTGGTCGTACAAAAGAATTACACGTCAGCGATGATGGCTTAGAAATTACCTGTAGGGTATCTAAGGCAGCTGGCGATATTAAAGATCTTATTAAAGATGGTGTCCTTGGAGCTTTTTCTGTTGGTTTCAAAGTCAAGGACGCTGATTACATTAATGAAACTGACGGATATAAGATAAAGGACGCTGAACTGTTCGAAGTGTCTGTTGTATCGGTTCCTTGTAACCAGAATGCAGTCTTCTCTATTGCCAAATCATTTGACAGCATAGAAGAGTACAACACGTTCAAAAAAGACTTTATTAAAGAGACTTACTCAGTCGACGCTAACGCAGAGATTGAGCAGTCAAGCAAGGCGAGAGCCGACAAAACGGAGACTAAAATGTCAGAAGATACAAAAACTCCTGAACCTAGCCCTGAGTTCGACCTTGAGAAGTATGCGAAAGCTGCTGCAGAAAAAGCAGTTGCAGCTTACGCTATGAAACAAGCCGAGCAGAAAGCAGCAGAAGAAAAAGCAGCAGTAGAAGTAGCCCAAAAGGCCGCAGATGCTGAAGCCGAACAGACAGCCGCTAAAGACGCTAGAATAGAGGATCAGAAGAGCATTGTTACAGCCGTAACAACTGGAGCTGCTGAACTAGTCAAGGACATCGAAGAGCGCGTAAATGTTAAGCATGAAGATCTAGAACAAGTAGTTAAAGAACTTCAATCAGAGCTTGCAGAACGTTCAGAAGAAATTATGAACATGCGCGAATCTAAGAGAATTTTCCAAGACAGACGCGGAGAAGGCGATTGGCGTAAAGCTTTTGCTGACGACGTGACTGACGCGAAAATCCTAGGTCTAGCAACTGGCAGAGGTTATGATACTAATTATGCCAAATCTGTATTTGAAAAAATTAACGCCCATTCAGGTGTTGGTGTTTCGAGTGCTGATTTCGAGCAAACTGTGTCTACGAATATCGAACGAGATATTCAGAACGCACTAGTATTGGCACCTCTATTTAGAGAGATCCCGCTGACTGCAGCAAATATGATAATCCCTATCCTACCAGATAGTGGTTACGCAGAATTTACTGTTAATCAGGCAGCAACTGGATCATCTCCACATGGTAACCTAGCACAGACAGGCGATACTTATGGATCACCTTTCGGTGGAGTAGACCTAGTCGAGAAAACTCTCTCAACCAAAAAATTGATTTCACAATCATACTTGGGTAATGAAACAGAAGAAGATGCAATTTTGCCTATTCTTCCGCTAATTAGAGAGTCAATCGTTAGATCACATGCTAAAGGTATTGAAAATGCTATCCTATTAGGAAATCATTCTACTGGTGTTTATACATCAGGAACGTTTGATGGACTAATTAAGATGGCATCAGATGACAGTGACCAAACTCAGTCAACCACAGCGGTTGCTACTGATACTGTTACTGCAGCTGAACTCTTAAGTTTGAGAAAAAATATGGGTAAATATGGCGTTAATCCTAACGACGTAATTTACATCGTATCTCAAGCAGTATACTTCCAGTTACTGGAAGATGCTGAGTTCCAAGATGCTAACTTAGTAGGTGATATGGCAACCAAACTCAATGGTGAAATTGGACAGGTATTCGGATCAAAGATTTTGATGTGTGATGAATTCCCTGCTCAAGCAGCTAACGGTTATGGTGTCATAGCAGTTTACGCTAGAAACTATGTGGTGCCTAGGCTACGTGGTGTGACTTTAGAGTCAGATTACGAAGTGGCAAACCAGCGCAGAGTACTTGTTGCTTCACAAAGAATTGGATTCGACGATTTAATCGCGGGTGCAACTTCCAAGTGGGCTTACAAATACAAAGCTAGTTAATAGTTAAGATTTTGTGGTGGGGGGCAACCCCCACTGCAATATTTGAGAAAATTATGGCAGATTTGATAACAGTTTATGAATATAAAGATGCTGAGGGTATACGAGGCGAAACAGAAGACGATCGTCTAGGCGTTATTGTCCCTCAAGTGAGTGATCTTGTTAAAAAATACTGTGGAACGTCGTTTTTAGACTATTTTTCTACTGATAAAGTAGAAACTTTTTCAATATCTGATTTATTTACTACTACTATAATATTAAGTGAGAGTCCGGTAACAGCTATTGATAAAGTTGAAGAAAGAACAGCATATTCAGAACCCTATCTTGAATTAACAACTAGTAATTACGAGTTTTATTTTGATAGTGATGCAGATGCTGTAATTAGAACTACCAAGAATGGCCAAAAGTCAAATTGGGCAAAAGGTATGGGAGCAGTAAAGATTACTTATAATTCTGGATATGCAAGCACA